TCTATTGCACCAAAAGATAAAGCATTCTTCATGTTTAAAGCTCAAATTGCTGAGCACCGCCTTAAGAAAATGGACTTTGACAGCTAGGAGATATACATGCAGAAGGGAAGATTTGCAGTGAGTACGAGTGTCAAGCCAGACAAAACAATGGCTGATATTCGCAAGACATTGAAGAAATATGGGGCGGTATCGATTCATATCGCCGAGGACGACCGATTGAACAAAGTGGCTGTTGAGTTCATCTTATCTGAGCGACGTGTGCGCTTCGTGGTGACAATGCCGACGATGGCTGAGTGCTATCTCCGACGCGATGGTGGTCGCATGGGTGATGTGCAGGCGAAACAATCCTATGAAAAGCAGGTGCGGAGTGCGTGGCGGAGTCTCTATCTTGTCATCAAAGGCAAGCTGGAATCGATTGAGATGGGGATTGAGACAATTGAGGAAGTCTTCATGGCACAACTCGTATTGTCCGATGGTAAAACATTAGCCGAGGTTGTTCTTCCACAATTAGAAAGTGGTCAGTTGATGTTGAGTGGGGGGACATCATGAAAGCAATCACGATATGGCAACCCTACGCCAGCCTGATTGCAAATGGGCATAAGCAGTATGAAACGAGGAGCTGGGCAACGGCTTTCCGAGGCGTGTTGGCGATTCATTCCGCAAAGAAATGGGATATTGCTTTGCAACAGGAGACCGAAACTATAGCAGGGCGATTCCCTGAGTTAAATGGCTATGCGACACAAGAGTTACCACGCGGTTGTGTGATTGCCGCTGTGGAGCTGGTGGCGATTTATCGTGCTGAAGATATACGTGATTCCCTGTCGGAGTTGGAACGGTCTGTCGGGAATTTTGCGACGGGTCGATATGCCTGGGAGATGAAGGTGATTAAGTTGCCTGATGAGCCGATTCCAGCCAAAGGTCAACAGGGCTTGTGGAACTGGGAGTATCAGCGTGATTGATGTCTCGAAATTGAAGAAAAAATTAGGTGCGGAGTGGGTGAATTATCACATCTACGAAACACATGTGCACGTGCATGGCGTATATGGTGGCGAGTATTTTGTCTGCAATTTGTCGATTTATCAGTTGTTTGCACGTGAGGATGCTGATGATCGAGTGGGATATGTGGTGGAGCGAATCCGACATGATTAAAAATGCCAAATTAACAATCATTACCTATCGGCTTGATGATTATATACACGGTCAAGAATTTGAATTCACATCACTCACCGAGGCTGAAAACAAAGCTGTCGAAATACTTAATCAGACAGGGAAGAAATGGCGACGCTGTGAGTTCAGTGTTGATCGACCTATTAATTTTGAATACACAACACAAAAACGATCTGATGGAATTATTTGTCTACGGATATTTGAAAAACAACATAAGTAAGATTAAAGCGGTAAGCAGTTTTTTATATTCGTATCTTTCTATAGGGTTAAAAGGATAAGGAAAATGATTGAAATATCAGGATTACCAATGATAAAAATCGATACTGTTATGAACCATGACCATCAATATATCGGTGTTGTCTTCTTTGACAATTCAGATCAAGACGCTTTGATTATGACAGAGCTACATCCTACACGGAAACGTGCGAAACGTGAGGCGATATCACAATTTAAAAAGGCTTTATTTGAGTGTAGTCACCAATGGAAAGATGAAGGTGAATACAGCGAAGATAACGCTTGGGGCGGTATTGATTATGTCCATACATCAACATGTAAAAATTGTGGATTACACAACACAACCAGAAGCGACAGAAGCATCTATGAAGAAAGAGAGGGCTAGCGCGGATGGAACAGCTTCAGTACAACCATGTTTACAATTCCGACATCTTCACACTATGCGACAAATTAGCTGATGCTTCAGTAGATATGATATTAACAGATTTGCCCTACGGTATGACAAATTGCAGATGGGATTCCATCATTCCTATTGATGCCATGTGGGAACAATTTACACGAATCATAAAAGATAATGGCGCAATCGTACTTACTGCAGTACAGCCGTTCACATCTATGCTGATTGCATCCAACTATGAGATGTATCGCCACAACTGGATTTGGGACAAGAACCGCGCCCCGAATTTTATGAATGCAAAAAGAGAACCACTAAGACAGCATGAGGATATAATTGTATTTTCTAAAAAAGCAGTGAACTACAATCCTATCATGGTGGCTTCAGAACCACATGTCAGAGGGTCGAACAGTAAAAATAATGGGACTGTCTACGGTAAACGTAAGCAAGCCAAAAAGACAATTGCACATGATAAATATCCTAAAACGATATTGAAGATTCCAACAACTGACAATGCTCAGAAGTTCCACCCCACGCAGAAGCCTGTGAAGCTATTCAAATATTTGATTGAGACTTATACAGATGCTCGAGCTATTGTGTTCGATCCATGTTGTGGAAGCGGAACTACTGCCATAGCCTGCCAGAAGTCAAAACGGAATTATATTTGTGGTGATATATCTGCAGAGTATGTAGAGATTGCCAGAAATCGTACAGGTGAACAGTTGACATTTAAACATGATGAGCCTGCTGAAGGTAAACAACAATTAAATCTATTTGCGACAAGCTGACAAAATAGAATACTAGAAAAGCCGATATATCAGATTGAAAAATTAGGAGATTCACATGATACACGAAACTATCAAAGAAGCACTTAAACAAAGCAAAGAATTAACCGACATGAGAGGAGATGGTGCTATCCCCCCGGTAAACTACGACATCGCCCTCTGCCTCTATGAGCGCGATCTTGATGGTACAGATGCCGCTACCCCATTTTTGGCACATTCACGACCGCAAGACTTTGCTACCAATGAACACATGAAATATCAGTATTTCGGTGCGATGAAACACCATGAGCAAGACGGAAAGAAATATATGGTTTGTTATTTGATTCACTTGTATTGGGATGGCTCACGAGATGAAGATAGTGCAAGGAAGTTGATTCTAAACGCGGGACTCTTTGGATATGGCGAATGGAGACCGACAGCTCCCAGTGACCCACTCTTGATGGATGACTTTTGGCTGAGTGAACTGGGCGATCCACCCAATGGGTATTGGGAAGATTCTTCTAATGATTTTGCACCGTTTGATAACTTTGCTCGTCAGCCCTATCCGATGGTCGATCTAACAGGGATGCAGTCATCAGACTAGCACAACCCACTTTGTGCAAAGCCAAATTACAAATCGTAGGGACGTGCAACTGCGCGTCCATTACTGATTTTTCGGGAAGGGGTCGCAACACAAATCAACAATACCCAGACAAATGGCAAGAAAATCCAAGCCAAAAACGCAAGCAAATAATGTTGATGTGCCACAAGCATCAATAAAATCACCAACTCAGCCAATGAAAAGAAGATAAGAGCAATCATAAAATCCCCCTAATATAATTTAAATTAGATACAAAAACGCGGACACAGCAACCAAGCCATGTCCGCGCTTCTTATTTCCGAGATATATCACAATCCCATCGAAACATCAATTTCAATATCGTTTCCCTCGTCATCCTTGGAGGGGGCTAGGGGTGCGGTAGCATCATTACTCAATCTCAATTCATTCAAGAGTTTTGCAACTTCAACCAGCACATCATCAACCTGATTAGGTGTCTCTTTACTTGCAGTTGTTAAGCCTGCTAACAATTCAGCGGTTTGCTTAGGTGGAAAACTCCGATGTGACCACCAAAACACCAATACCACCACAGCCAAAACCAGTAACTGGAATACTTGGTCAAATGTCATTCTTGATCCTCTCCTAACAATCGTTCAATAAGTCGATTCTGCACAATCACTACACCACGCAAGGCTTCAATCTGCTCTGCCTGCGTCAATACACTAAAATTATCAGGCAATAATTGGCTCTTACGTCGTTTTAACCAGCGTTTATTCTTCTCATATTGCCCTTGTTCTGATTCGGCTATTTTCGCCATCGCAATTCCCTTTGTCTAACGTTATGATTTTCGGCTATGGGTGGGTTATGCCTCACTCACAGTAATCGTGACCGACCCACTTGCAAAATTTCCAACTGTTCTAAATACATAAATATCATATGTCCCAGCCTCAGGCGCATCTAATTCAAGTGTAACCGTACCCGTGACAGGAGCTTCAGCACCTGATCCGTATACTTCACCGTCAAGCAATACAACATAATTCAAATCATCGTCACTTGTATCATAAGTTACCGTTGGGTCAGCATCACCAACAGTCATTGAAGTGGTTGATGCCGTCAAATTGAGATTACCCCAATTATCAAATATTTTTTGAGCTTTGTTCTGCTCACTGGTACTCGCATCATCAGGTAAATGTAACCGTGTCCCATATGGACCAGTTGACACACCCAGCGAATCGGGAACAATCGTTGTCAGCATATTATTTACAACGTCAATCGGATAATTTGTAGCATCTGTAATTTCAATCATATTATATCTCCTGTACCCAGAACATCGGGCGCACATCTTCTACAGCATTACTGGCATATAGCGTTGCCGTCTGGTTTGTTTTCCAACGGAGCTTGAATGTATGACTCCCAGCCGATAGCCCTGTGATCGGCACCACAAACGACACACTCTCATATTCCTGATTATAGGCAAGTTGTGCGATGCCATCGTCACTGAAATAATCTGACCCATCGACATCCACGTTAAAGTAAATCTTCGCAGTCCCCGACCCACTTGCACGTGCAAACCCAACAAACCCCACATACACAACCTGCCCGTTCGTTGTGATCGTCAAACTGAGATTTGTCCCGTCCACATCTGCAAATGATGAAGATGTTGTGCTGTAGTCACTACCTTCATCCGCCGTGTACGAATCGTTGTTGTCCAATACACTTTTGAAAAAAGCCTGATTATCGCGGACATAGGCATTGAGGTCTGTTGATGTCAGTGGTTCGGATGACCATGTTTTGGGTGTTGTCCACGCCTGCAGAAGAATTTTCCAAATGACAATAAAAAAGAATGCTAAAAATTTCATAGTGTCTCCCTAATATCCGATAATATCATCACCATCAATCGAGCTTTCATCGATAATGAAATAAGGTGTTGTGTTATTGCTTCTTAAATACCACTTTAATTGATAAAGATTGCGCCCTGCATCGTACTGATGGAACTCCCCAAGCACGACATATTCTTCATCGTGTGCTGTCCAACTATCTTGAATCTGAACAACATCGCCGATAGTCACACTCATCACATCACCGAAATTATCATCGTCAACAATAATCGTGACCGAATCCAGTACACGACGCATAGTCTTGTGACGCAACAAAAGAAAATTCGCGATATTCTGAGCAAAGTCATCACGAGAAATATAAGGACCACGCACAGGCGGAAGGGGTTGTAAATTGTATTGAAAAATACTTTCACCATTCCGTGCTTCGGCAATTTGCTCCTGATACATCGTAATCGGAGTACCTCTCACCTTGAGAGATGTAATATTAACCGACTTATCCGTTGTATTCTCGAAGGTTAATCGCCCACCTGTGCCATTCAAATCGGCTTCGCGATACACCTGCGTTGTGATTTCGTTGTCGTCTTCATCAGTGACGATGATGTCAGACCCGATCTCAGGCTCATCCACGACCAGCGCGGCGATAGTTTCATCTTCATTATCAGGGTCACTAAACCTGACTCGAATCGTTTTTGTACTTCCCGCGGATATATCAATCGGTGTTTGTTCCGATTGAAACATAATGCTATTCGGTGTGCCAACCTTACGCGGCGTATAATGCACCTTCACATCGTTGTAGACAGGTGTAGTCATCACCTTCACATCGCTAAATTCTGTCAATGTTAAGGATGTACTCTGCAAACGGTCATGATAACGGCTATGCCAGTGGAATTTATTATCTCTAGGCTGATAGAAAAAACGACCAAATCCCTCTGCATTACAAACATCAGAGGCAAACATCATCGCCTTCTGCACAGGCACATCATATTGATCTTTCCGCAACACATCGCCCACATATTCCATCGTGGTATAACCCGTCTCAATATCGGTATACAATGGGACGTGTGTATCTGCATCAAAAATCAAAGAATCGCCATCAATAGATGACGCATCGATAAAGAAATAGGTTGATGTATATGGCAAGGTTAAATCGCCTGTACCCATCATATTTGCAATCGCGGTCGATGTTGTCACATCCTGCTCAACATCAGGCTCATATTCCAGCATTTGGAATCGTTCCATCGCACAAACACACTGCACTTCAACTGTCTGTACCCCAAATTTACCGGGATGTTCGATAATCTTGCTGGTGTAATAGATGAACTCATGCGATGTGCCATCACAAGACACGATAAATTTGACCTGCAAACTGCTGTGAAGCAGGTTGTAAAAATCTGCCCCCACTTTCTCAAATGACAGTTCAGAATCGCTATTGTGCAGGGTAAACTTTGCCTGATTCACAGGCGCAACATAAGCTGATGGATTACTCTCCGTTTGTTTACCACTTGGAAAACCACTGGTGAAGAAGATGCCATCCCGAGCCCGTTCTGTCACATTGGATAAGGGGTGGTCAAAACTGTTGTTTCTGTTTAAATCAATGTAAATTTCAATGTCCATACGCCCCCCTACGGATACGGTGTTGCGCCACCGTTATTAGCTGTGACTTTTGACATGCCATCAGCCAAAGCCGCAATCGCTTCGGGGTCACTATCTTTGCCAGTTTTAAATGTCACAGTGAATGTCATCTCACGGTCAACCGCCATATCCTCAATATAACCAGCCGAGGCTTCAATCGGGCCCATGATTGCCATTGCAGAATTTTCCATGCCTGTCATCCGCACTTCACCAGCAACTTCACCGAGTTCAGTGACCTTTTCTTTTAATCCCTCAATACCTGCCAGTGGCTCTGTCAAGTCCATACTACCGAGTAACCCTCCAGACATGCCCTCACCGCCCTCAGCATCACCCATTGGAGCTCCAAACGTAGGCAAAAGCCCGCCACCGCCAAATAATTGTCCAGCAAATTGGTCGATACCCTGACCCAAGGGCGTACTCTGGAACATTGCCAGTTGTGCCGCGTTAGCGATTTGCTCATCAGTATGACCAGCCACCTGACCCTGCTCAATCGCGGCCAGCACCGCTTCCATCGCATTGACACCTGCTTCCGTGCCGAGCTTCTCTGTAATTTCGGCAAGCTGTGGCGCAATATCATCTTCAATTGCCGACCCAAGCTCAGTTTGACGACCCGTCGCCATATCAAAATCGGATTGGATGCCCTCACTATCAGCACCCTCAGACAGGTTTTCCATCACAAGGTCTGATAACTCGCCTAATCGTCCGCCATCCTCTTTGCCCAGCATCTGATCCAGCGTCATGTTTTCAAAGGCTTCTCGGGCTTTAACGGCTTCATCTGCAAGTTGTTTTGCCCCATCCACCATACGATCAATAGACTCAACCTGTTCATCACGAATGAATGGGTTATCCCTTAGTTCATCAGCCATGCCCTTTATCTGTTCATAGCCACTAATAGCAGCTGCAATTGAAGTCTCAGACATCAACCCCATATTCCCCCGACCTTGGAAGGATTGATTCTGTAAATTCCCATATAACGATTGGAAATCGCCAAAGCTGGAATCAGTAGCATATTGTCCAGCTTCACCTGTCATACCCAACATGCTATCTAAAATTGACGAGCCCATGTCAGGTAACAGCGACCCCATAGCCCGTTTTTGTCCAGCGAACATCGCCCCAATATCGAGGGGAGTTGTTGCATGACCCGATTCATCTAAGATGATTTCTTGACCAAGGATAGTGACTTTGGTTTGTTCATAGGTCAGGTTCTCTGGATTGATGTTGTTTGCTTCAGCATAAGCAGCCGCGTCTTGTTGAACATCCAACCGTTGCATCATACCGGGCAACATTAATAATTGCGCCCCTGCTTCAATCGCAGACGATACCACCATGCCCAATTCAGCCCGTAAATTAGCGAATTTGGTTTCTAGCTTGTTGACAGCCGTTACGGAAATATCCGCCGCATCACCCAGTCGTAAAATGGCTTGTTCACCTTGTTCCATGACAGCCATCGTGAACGCTTCCTCACGATTCAACGCCTGACCAGATGCCAACAACTCATCAATCCGCGCCCGAACAGTACCAGAAGCAATCCCGAACGAATCAAGCCGAGCCACACTTTGATTCGCAAGCATCAGAGAAAAATTTTCGATAGCCTCACTAGCCGATTCTGTCGGCTTTTTGAGCTTGACAGCCATTTCAATTAGCTGATTAACTTCCTCGGCATTACTTGCCAGCCCCATCCGCATCAATTGGCTAGCACCCGACATCAAATCGAAATCAGATACCACATTGCCAGTCGTCGCCCGCAATTGATTAAGCATCGCATCAGCATTCGCCGTACTTCCAGCCATCGCCTCGAAAATCTGACTCATGCCCTGTGCTTCAGTCCCGATTTTATTCAGGTCACTCACAACAGACGCAAACCCAGCGACACCGAACCCAGCCACAGCCGCATTCATCGCCGTTCCAAGCTGAGCAAATCCACCGACACTCCCACTACCTTCACCACCCAAATTACCCACAGTGGTTTCAGTCTTGGCTAATTCGCGGTTAACCTTCTGTAATTGTGGCGTTGCACTATCTGTCGCAGACAAGATAATATTGATGCGTTCATTAGCCATAATGCCATCCAATCAAAAAAGCCCATCATCGGATGGGCTTCTGTTTTGTCTAATATTGCCCACAAATTATTGTGGGGTTTTTGTAGGGACGGGCTTCCGTCCGTTTAATAATTACCGAGGCGGTTTAAATGAGTCATGCGGATTCATCGGTGCGGATGGTGGGTTCTGTGTCGGTGGGGCTTGCCGTCGGATTAACTCTTGCATCATCGCTTCCAAATCGCGCTCATGCTGTGTTTTACCCTCTGCCCATACACCTAATGCAATCACAAATAAGAAGAACGCGCACCCCAATAAGGCACTATGTTCACCTGTCATCGCTCGTACTGTCAAACTATTGACCGTAAAATATAAACCAGCCATCAATGCCAGTACCGCCACACCTAAGCTAATGCCACGCATAATAATAAGGTCTCCTATACTTTTTGATAAGTATATCAATCAGCAAGCCACTGCGCGAATTTTTAATAAAATAGCACAAGACATATTGTGCAGGGCTAACTAGCCGCGTCATCCATCATCATCTTGATTATCCTCACACCCATACTTGAAAACGCGACACGCAATCCAGTTAATTAGCGCATCAAACAAATCGAACAACGCGTCTGTAGTTTCAAGTTTACCATGTGGATACTTCTTCGACATATCATCACCCGTGTATCGCCAAATAAAACGGAACATAAGCCTCAAGCGACAACTTGCCCTCATCATTCTTGAGCTTGTCAAGCGTCTCAGTCAATTTCTTGTTGCGGTCTCGGTCAAATAATATCAATTGTTCCTTCTCCCAACTGGGAAGCCCGAAGAACGCACTAATCGTCAGATGCTTCTGATGGCAAATCCGCAACACCGTTTCCCGGTATATCTGGAAATCGATCCGCATCTTCTTTAGCACTCACCTTCTTACCATATGCCCACGACCGCAAAGCGACAATAAATGCCGTAAAGACATCAGCATCCATCGCCCTTAAAATTTCGGCTTTTTCAGCGATGGTTTCAGGCTCAGGGTCACCCCAATCCACATCACCACCAGCATCAAGCGCATAGGCAAGTCTCAGTGCGTTTCGTTGAATCTCAGCGCGGTCTTCATATTTTTTGAGCTCGACAACATCAACAACATATTTGCTCGGATCATTGATGTCTTTCTTTTTGGGGGTTACATTTTGGACAACTTGCATCCCCAGTTCATTCCACATGTCATATGACAAGCCAACTAAAGTGACCTCATCGATGACCTTACCCTTTGTATCGCTAATAACAACATCAAAAGGCTTTTGCATATGTTTTCTTACTTGAAATGCCATAAGTCCCTCGTGTGGGCAGGTGAATTGACTGCCCATATTATCATTAAAAAAGACGCTAGGTAACCGCGACACCTGTATTATTGATGTCGATGACAAGCTCTGTTGCACTATTCGCAAAACAAACCTGAGAGATATAATCACCACTAGACAAATCACCTAGCGGGACAGTCTCCCCAGCAGTTGTGCCCAAATAATAAAAAGTCTTTGCGGTCAACCCGCCACCGACGGTAACAACAGCACCGTCAATTGCAATCATCACAAATTCACCACTAACAGCATCATGCAAAGCCATGCCATAAACAACAGCACTCGCTTCCACATCAGCATCAGCAGCCTTTACTTTCGAGTTGTCGGTCGTATCAATATATACCCAATCGTGCTTACTGATCGTTCCACCAGCCACTCGGATTTTAACACCCGACTTACTATCTGGTGTTGACGCTCCACTAAATGTTATAGCAGTCATCGCTAACTCCCTATAACACTATCAGTAACAGCACCATCAATAGTCAATGTGAGACTCAATTTCTGAGGATCACCCGAACCAGCCGCCGCATTAACGATCTGAGCTTCACCACCCAGCTTGACTTCGCAGTCATACTGAATAGACCCAGCCGAACCATCAGGTGTCTGTACCCGAAGCGATCGCGCCCCACCTTTGCTACTAGCATGTAACGCCCATTCGCGCACATAACCAGCAAATGAGGTTGGGGAGTTATCATTATAATACGTGATACTCACGGTCCCCATGATGCCGCCTTCCATAGCCTTTCCCCAGCGATCATTCAGCACATGAAATTGACCACCGTTCACTGTCAAAGGCATAGCGATAGTCTCTATACTACTAGAAACATCTTGCAATGCGTTGCTCGCATTATCAAATTGGACGATACAATCACCGCCCGCCATCTTACTCATCTGATTTGTCCTTCACTTTAATTGACTTGACTTGTTTTTTTGGTTTTGGCGTAGGAATCACACCGTGCGTTTTCAGAAGTTCATAATCCGCATGAGATTCATCCACAATTTCAAACACATGCCCTTCAAGTAGCTGGACAACATGCTCGGGAACACCTGCATAATATCCCTTGCGGAATAAAATCGGCGGGGGGGCAGCTTTTACATTCGGGATGCGCTTACCAGTCTCAATGACTTCGACCTCTCCATTAGGGTTGTAAGGTTCTTCATCGGAGAAATACGTCCCTGCGGTAATTCTGTCATCGTTCTCACTACGAATAATGTTCTTTATGGCTTTAAAAAATCGTGTCATTCGATTATTTCCTTAACTGTCAGAGTCACAATGACCCCATAGTAAACATTCTTAGACTTTGGCGGAAATGGGTATTCTCCCCATTCAATATCCAATCCCTCGACTGTTACCAATGGGAATCCCAGCTTTTGATTGTCCTGCATGACCGAGATGTAATTATCAACATACTCCACCAATTCAGTTGAAGCCGATAACAACGTCCCCTTCTTTGCTGATGAATAAAGCATCAGGTCTGTAATCTGCCACGTCGCTGTCTGAGTTCGACCTAAAGAAACCGTAGTAATGCTACGCCCTTCACTCTCACCCATTTGTAAACAGAAAATCATTCGTGCAGGGGTAACTTTGATACTCTCAACCGCCTCAGAGGCTTTATGAACAATCGGAGTCTTTGACGATGTACCAATCGATAACGCCCCAATGGCATCCATGATTCCAAGTATATTCGTACCCATATCACACCAACTTTTTGTACGGTTTCAGGAGCATCTGAATGTCATCAGGCATCATCGCAGCTTCTGCTTGATCCTCAAGTCGCAACCAATGCAAAATCAATTGGATACACGCCATCTTGACATCTTCAGGGGGTGTCTGCGAGTATCCCCAATACCCCACGACAGAGATTGCTCCCTCTGGGCTATCCTCATACTCCCATACAACATCAGACCCTGTTTTGAGCTTCACACCATAGAATGGCGCGTTATTAAGAGGCATCGTCACATAGTTAGATGAAGCCACGACATCCCCATCACCATTCGTAATCACTAAATCTGTAGTGACCGCCATCCATTCATCAAAAAGAAGCTCACGCCCAGACACATAATCAAATGTCCGTTCCGATGTGCTATCAACTTCAAACACATTATTGGTATGTCGCTCGATTGCGGATTGCGCCCGAGGGATTAATGCCGAGATTTCGGCATCACGAGAGGTCTCATCTGCTGAATACCCCCCATGTTGCCGAATATCGTTCAATGTCACATATGCCATTAGGCTACAATTTCAGCAACCGAGGCAAGGTCAACATCAGGTGCATTGCTATAGTGAGCGGGCTCACCAAGAACAATAACTGCACAATCGCTTGTCGCTGTGGCAACCACAAGTGCACCTTCGATGTATTGAAGACCTTGTGCCGCACATTCTTCTGCTGTGACCTCAACAATCGCCTGCTTATCACTATCGCCACCAGCCTCGGTCAACTGAGTGATAGCTTTTCCTGTTACCGCGGTGGCGTGACTCCCAGCATTGGAAGAAGCCCCACCTGAAACGGAAAAATCGACCGTAGCACTTGTACCCAGTGCCCCTGCCATCACAATGAAAATCACGCGAGTGAAATTCTTCATGTTGATTTCATCAGTGTTGTAGGTAGCAGCAGTGTTAGCATCAGGATCGACTGTGCCAATAACTGCCAGACGTTCTGTAAGTCTCGACTTACTAGCCATAATTCATTGCCTTTCATATTATAGAATCTAAAAACGGGCTAGATTTTTCACCCAACCCGTTGGATTTAAATGTAAAGCCCTATCTAGTCATTGAATCGGACGAATGGACTCACTTCATAAGCACTACCAGGGGACGCTTGTGTGATTTTACCCTGAACCATGGGCTTACCATCGATTTCCTGACCAAAACGCCAAGAATCCTGACCAGTATTGAATGCTGCATGTTCACTAAAGTCGATATACATCGTGCCAAATTCAAACAAGCTGTAACAAGCAAGGTCAACAAGGTTGATACACCCGCTTGCATCCGCTTGGGGCAGATGTTCTTCATAACTAATCGGATAACCACCCAGGGATGGGGGTTGTGCGCCTGCAATATTTTGCAACCAAACAGCACCGCCACCAGAACCAACTTCAAGTGCTTCCAAATCTTCCATCATGGACAAATGAGCCAACCAGATACCACGATTACCAATATTCTTGAATCGTGCTTGCATCTTTGATTTATCTGCCAATTTGAAGACATTGTTGGTAGTTGGGGAAACATCCAACACAGCGGGGGAATTGAGGATACCCAAAGGTTGGGCATTACCAGACCCCAGTAAGATGAAGTACACCAATTTTGAAGACCATGCGATTGTGATATGTGTCCGCAAAATACTTTCAATTGTGGACACAGCCGCAGTCATCTTTTTGGATGCTTTGATAAGACCAGAGACCGCATCATTGGTGCTGTATTTGATTTGTTGCAGATTGAGGTCAGTTTCTGTATAACTACCACCTTCAGCTCGTGACGCGGTTGTAATACCGCTTGCATCCGCAGTGTCACCACTACCCGCTGTTGGTGCGGTCACATAATCGTAACTTGGCACAGTCCCCACGGGGCTAGTAACAGGAATACGATTTACACCAGCCAAAATTGGACTGACTTGCACAGCATGTTGCCAGATTTCATTGTGGAACGTATGAGGGATAAGATAACCACCCTCTGCCCCGCTGTCACTGGTTTGCGCTTTATAGGATGACCCATATACCGCTTGCAACCGTTTCTGGTCATTGCGGACAATTGCCAACATGAAATCGCCCAGTGACTTAATCTCTGGGTCAGCTGTTCCACCATCGACAGTAAAGTAACCACTTTGACGCACAGCAGGTTCATCTTCCATCAATTGCAAAAGTTTGCCAACACCATCAGACAAACTTTTGACCTCGCCACGCAAGGGGTTATCATCACTTTCCATATAACGCTTAATCGAAGCGTCAATCTTTGCCTGCACATCACCTTCAGGCTGCACAGGTGGTTTGTTTTGAGTTTCGTCACTCATGTCTTCACCTTTCGGAAAACTTATATTATTAAAACCGCTTGTATCCGATGCGCCGTTTGATGTCTTCGCTTGCATAGCCTCTACATCGCCTAAGCTATCTTCACCTGCGGGTGAATCACTAAAATCAATCCCCATCTCAGCATACAAATGCTTTAAGGTGCTAACATTGGTCATTCTCGGCTCAGCAGGGGTTGGGGTTAAACTCCCCTCGACAATGGGCCAAACCTTAATAAAACCATCATGGTCTCGTTCAACTAAATGAGAAAGAGAACCACTGGACCAACGCAAAACACCCTTATCAACCAGACGTTGAACCGCGACACAATATCGTTTGTGCATATCTAATTGTGCCTCTGCCCAGATACCCACATCATCCATTCCCAAGGTATCAATAGCACCGATTAATTCTGTTTTTAGCTTGCCATCAAGCCCATGATGATATAGAACAGGGCGTTTGTCATACCAATCCAATAAAAACTTCGTCTCGGGGGTGAAATAATCACCTTGCAAGTCCCTCGCATCAGGAGAACCAAAAACAACCAAATACCCCCCAACACGATTAGTACCCAGCATCTTTACTGTTAAATCTGCCATCATCTCACCTCAAATAAAAAGCACCCCATCGGATGCTTATAAAACTCTACGAATTTCGTTAGCGACAATATCGCCTACCCTAGCCCGTTCTCGGTTCGTGACCGCTCGTATCGAGTGACCACCCCACACACGCTTAAAATAAGGATTCGTCTGCTTGCCCTGCACATCATCAGCATAATGAGCGCTATTCCCGATTCTTGCGGTTAAGCCACCATTTTCAATTTTATGTGTCCAACGATTCCGCAAATTACCCGTCCGAACATACGCAACGCCTGCTGGTTGTTGCGGATATTCACCCAGCTTGCCCTTCAAATAAACAGCACCAGCCAGTAAGCCACGCTTCACACTGTCATTCTTGACAAGCTGTTGGATAAGGCTCCGCACGTCGCCCATTTCAATTTGAATATTGATTTTCATATGATTTCATTCTCATATTCATATCGAACACCACAACGACATCGCGTATGTGCAGGCGGGTTTTGATAAGTTCGTCCTGTTTGTGGATGAACAAACGGAGCATCAAAACCAATACCCTGCGCTTTCACCCCGTCCAACGGTTCACAAATCGGACAAACATTTTTGTCACGTACAGTCACCCATACGCCACGCATCATCACCCCACCTTCACCAAGTTCATTGATGACTGGACGCTCACCTTCAACCGCCGCTCTTGTGATTTCGGTAATCGCGATTTCCTCAGCCTTTTTAGGCGAAAACACTCGGGCAATCCTATCAATTACCCCTGCACGATCCACTTTGTTCTCGTAGAAATCGGCAATCGCATCGCCCACAACCTTTTTTCGTGTATCAATCAAGCCACCCGTCAAATCAGACGAATAACCACGCGCCCAATCGACAGCTCCCTGATTAATTAAATCGAAATCAACCGATAACCCCACTGTTTCAGTCATCGCCTGAGCTGAAGCAATAAATGCCTGCTCAAGTTGTGGTGTTAATGTCGTCTGAAAATCACGAATAAGCGCATTCCATACATCATCAGTCAAATTATCCAATGATGGGGGGTCTCCAATTAATCGCACAATCACGCGACGTGACCGTTCATTGAGCTTACCCACTTCACGCGCCATCGCCTCTTCTAATGCTTTTCGCCGTTCATCGTTTAATGGTGGCATCTAATACACCTTTAAACCATCATGAGTGTGAGGGTCAATAAGAACAATCGAATTGTCAAATATATGAGAGATGTCATCTCTGTGCTGCACCTCTGCCAAATGCCCTTCAATCGCAGCCTTCAACGATGGGGGGATAAGCTCAGAAACAAACTCAACCTCAGCATTCCCTTGTTTACGGAACGCCTTTGTCGCCTTGCGTCTCCACATATCCAAATGATCGACAATACTCTCAACAGGTCGGAATGTGCGAAGAGCAATAGGCTCATCACCCTGCCCTTCATCATCACCTACAGAGCTCACGGTTACAGTCGGTAGGTTTTCAGCAGGCGGTAATGTCTCGGCTTGCCGAACTTCTGCCCATTGCTCTTCTGTTAAATCAAATCCTAGAATTTCCATCGCAGTAACCAATGGAATCCCTACCGCCACCAGATTATTAAGGCTATCACTACGGTTAGATTCATCACGCTGGAAGAGTTCCATCTCTTGCTCACGGAACGATAACTTAACACCCAACCCCATATGAAGGAAATAGGGATTAAGCATCCCCTCAATTTTTCGAGCAAGAGGAATAACCGTTTTGGAGTAGAAATGTTGATCATCTTGCCGCGCTGTCGCAAAATTCGCCGCCGAACTAAACAATAATGATTGAGGGATGCCCAATGCAGTGCTTATATCCTCACGTTTTTTATCAGTCAACTCTGGCACAGCCAAATCCTTCATCGGGCTACCGACAGTCTCAAACGTGATATTAGCCCCCACCGGGGCGACCTTATGCGCGCCACTGTTACCACGATCAAATAATTTTTCGAGTTTGGACTTGGTACGATCTTGCTCAGCCTGAGGATAAGTCTCAAATTCTTCAATTCTAGCAATCGTTGGGTTAATTGCCCCACTATCAAAGTAAGCAACCCCATATTCGTCTATGGATGCTAATAGCCCCGCTGCATTCAATGCCGCTTTGACAGGGGCTGTACCAATAGACAACTCATCCTTGCGTGATGGAATCCATGTAAAGCCCAATTGGTCACGTTTGTAAAATGTCTGATGTGCACCCAATTGACGATTAAATCCTAGAAGCCCAAGACGTTTGTCTGTAGCCAGTCGGATTGTACTCGGATGGAATCGCCGTAGTTCTTGATTATTACCGTAACGATTCTCTTCAAGAACACAATACATCGCGCCGAAAAATAACCAATCCCCGACAATTTCATTCAGAAGATGATTCCAATCGACACGGATATTCGCCGCTTTCAGGTCATCATTATTCCGAGGCAACCCAACAATCGCTTCTGTGATTGTGTTGATGCCGCGATATAACCACGGAACTTTGTCGTAGAGCTCATACATACCAGCCGAAGAAGACGAACCGATAAGGCTAGTCCATGCTTCGGCAGGATATTGACTTATCGGGATGCTCTTTACCCCATGTACTGTTGTAATCGCTAACTGTTGTCTTGAATTCATAGTTGTCTCTATAAGAATATTTTTGTACGAGAGATCTCAACCGCATCTACCATATACCGCACAGCATCCAACCCGTGATTATCAACATCAATCGGGACTTCTTTATTCGGCTTGCCGTCAACACCATCAGGGTATGAATAACTCGGAAACTCTTGAGCTGTCGAAGTTGGGCGTTTTGCCTCAAGCATATATGGGTCAGTCTCAACAGTAGCCCCCTGGAATAAAAACAATCGAGGCTTACCATCGCCAGCTTCACGCAATCGCATCTGCACTTGATTGATACCGATAGAGATACTGTCTTTACCTTTTTTTGTCGCGCGTGTACGAATGCCGTGCTGGGCTAATGTTGCGCGTTCCTCTGCCCCTGCACTATCAGCAATCGTAAATTCGATTCGCTCATCACCAGTCAATTTCTTAATCTGTTCGGCATGATCTGCAACTGTGCGCCGTGACATATAAATCTCACGATACATGTACAGCCGCCCATCATGATCCATCGCCCACCACTGACACACAAAGGGATTTGTGTAGCCGAAATCAATCGCCCGAAATCGTCGCCAATCACGGGGGATATCAAATGGTTCAATAACATGGTTTATCGCATGGAACTCTTCATATACTGCCCCCTCAGCCCCTGCCCATTGCCCCAAGAATCCGCGTTTATACCGCAGACCTGTCAGACTTTGCAGAATAGTCATCGACCGTTTACCCTGTGCCGTTAATTCGCCCGTCTCTTGATCGTACAAAGTCGGGTTATAGCGATGTAACTGAGTGAAGACCTTCAGACTTTTGCGTTCTAATATCCAATGATTCGGCGGTCCAGGGTTACAATCCCCCATCAATTGCGTATAGGGAGTGTTACCGCTACGCCCTGTTAAACGCGATAAAATTTGTTCCCAAGCATTCAGCTTGATTTCTTCTAATTGTGCGCCACCAGCAAAATCAAATTCACCAGACAGCAATTTATCAGGGTTATCTAGCCCCACCACATAAATCACAGACCCATTAGGATACTGATAAAGCTCAGGTTTTGACTTCCCTAGCTTCTTAATGGGTGACCTTGGGTGGTCAGGATGAATCGGTAAAATTTTATGTTCATAAGTCTGGACGACCGTGGTCAATAAACTTCTATAAGTCTGTCGAAAAATAACCGCACGTGCATTGGGGTACTTTACACACAAGGCATGAATCTTTGATAACCAGCTATACGATTTGCCAGTCTCATAAGGACCTGATAAAATCGCTTCAATGCCCTTGTACCGCCAGAATTCACGCGCAGGACCATATAACCGAGGCGCACCATCGACTTTATGTTTTGCAATCGATTGTGTCATAACTCATCAAGATCCATCCCTGTTCGCAAAATAATTTGAGTATTTTCAGTCGCCTGACCACTATCCAACCGTCGGGTTTTAAGAATTTCCTTAATCGCAGACTGCGAATCATATAACTCAAGCTGAATCGTATCTTCGACTTCAACCTCGCCATTCTGATCAGTACGAGTGACTCGCTTCATCTTATACTTTTTAATCAGTTGGCTTTGAGGATGCTTGATAAGCTCTTCTTCGGACAAGCCAATGAATTGTCCCATGTCACCGATGGCATGTTGATTCAATCGATAGAGGGCTTCACTCGCAGACATCGTTAATTCATCTTGCCGTTGCTCAATATATGCCAAAACCTCAACATTTTTCAACAACCGACTACCTTGTGAATATGCCGTCCGCTCAGAATATCCAGCTCGAATCGCCGCTTGTGTAGCATTCCGATCAATTAGATATTCCTCAACAAATGCCCTTCTTTTTTTGGTTAATGCCATCCTATTAGCCTCTAGCTATCAGGAGTTAATAATTTACCCCTACACAAAAGTCCTTCTCAAACACTACTCATCATGTCTTCTGAGCTCACCTGTATCCATCTGTGGTTCAGGGATCGGCAAATTATGTTTTCGCATTTCTTTCTCAAGTTGCTTGACCCGATTTTCCAGTGTCGTGATTTTTCGTGTTTTCTGGTTGTTATCGTCTTTTAGAACTTTGATTTCTTTTTCCATTTCGTATATCGCTTTACTCTTGAGCCTATCAGTCGTCTCAAGTCGCTCAATCTTTTGCCCCTGAGTTTCGAGCTGTCCGTTAATGACCTTATTTTGCTCAAAGACCTGTTGCAATAACCCTGCTGTGATTGCACTGGTTTTCAGCACAACCCCCATCGGGAACTCTTCTTCTACAGGACTGACACGCACAGGCGCACTAGCCTTATCCTCTACCCGATTCGGAGAGTGCCGTCGCCGATGATCTAAAAACGCCAGTACAAACGGTGACAAAAAACCAGCAATTGTACCCAGTGCCGTTCCTATCGTTTGTAACGATGCTGTGTCCAATGCTATCCCCCTTTTTCGGCTTCGAGGGCTTTAATTCTTGTCTTTAATGTCTCGTTTTCTATTTTTAGCAATTGGTTGATAGATGCTTCTTCGTCGGTCTCAGCACTAAAATAGTAGAGGACCACAACAAAGACCAATATTCCTACAGCATTTACCAGATGAGCAAGCGGGGCAGTCTCTGATGTCAATATCTGCCGTGCCAAAAAGACCGTCATCGCAATCATCGGCGACAATCCAATCAACACAGTCAATAAATTCCGCCAAATATAATAACAAAACAGCATCACAGGGATCATCAACCACAGAGAAAACCCAATCGCATTCGGTGCAATACCCGTACTCTCCAGCAAATACCGATTGGTTGTCGTGTCCAACCGTGCCAATATCGCCGCACCAAGCACAAACGATAGCGCACAATAAATACACACCACACGCAATTGATATGGAATGCCTTGCCATCTCATCTTTGCCGTTAAATCTCTATTTGTCATACCATGTACTTTCTATTCGTAAATTATTCCGCGGTCAACGGCTACACCATCAACCAGCAAAACCAACCAAGGAACGCATACCAGCGGAAATGAGGAAGAGGAAACGATACATAAGAGCTCCGATTGTCCATCCGAGCCTTCAATGCCGATAGCCGTTTCATAGCCTTCATATCAATCTCCCTATAAATGCAAAAATCTCCACCAGGGAGACATTTTTTTGACCTTAATTTACTTTCACACTACCACATCTATAGAATATGCGTTCCGCTATAGTTACAATAAATATTAAGACTAAGCGACACGACGACTCATCTCCAAGTCAGCAATCACCTCAGATGCAAATTCCAACGTCCCTTTCACATCGCGCCATGTAAACGATGACTTAAACTTAATCGACATCACACGCGCCATCTCAATATACAACTGCTCACCACGTAGAAAGCTATTGCTCAAGTACATCCGCTCCAACCGCAACGCCTCACGCTCCACAGTGGATAAATAATTACGATAGGTCCGCCGACGATTATCACTCGCCCCGGCAAACTTCACTTTGCCAAACGCCTGTTGAATCACATTATGAAACACTTCACGTTCCAAATCAGACATCGGACGGCTGTCAAATCCATACTCGCGCAAAATATCAAAAAAAATGTTTCGATTAGCGCGCACAGCTAATAAAATCTCATTCATTGATAAATCCCTCAACATGTACAAATTTATCCATATTATACCACGACTCACCAACGACTTTTTGCGACATCCAAAACCATGTATAATAAAACCATCATCCAGCACGACAATGTAGGGACTGAGCTTGCCCTGTCCGCACAAGGACAACAACATGCCACAAGTAAAAGACTTGATAGGTAAAATAGATAACAAAAGCTTCTCTGATGCACTAGATAAAACGAGTAAAGATTTTGAGGAACTGGGAAGAGTGATCAAATCCGTAACTATACCACTTAGTCTTTTTGGAAGTGTATATCATCAACAAATGATAAACGCGCAAGACAGAATAGCAAGACAACAATCAATGGAATCGTTAACAGGATTGAGTGCAGATGAGATTGATTTATTAAACAATACACCTCTCAATATGGACAAAATAAGACGTGAGAACTGGGAGATAACAGTAGATGATCCGCAACTAAGATGGGAGTATCAAAAAGGGATTTTATGCTCACCATATTACTTGATTGTTGATTTAATCAATCAGACAACTGCAAATATGTCTAAGAGGAACAAAATGGCAAAATTTTACTCAGAAATTGACCAAGCAAGAACAATCATCAAAGACAGCCAAGCCGACCTCAATCTTGAAATAGAAACCTACACAGAAGGGTACGGACATCATATCCAAATCACAGGATACAAAGCAACAATCCGCCCAATCGAAAATCTAACCCCAGAGGATGAAAAACACATCAAAGAACTCGGGTTCAAACTCACAACAGACTTTGAATATGTTCTCGACACACGCGGACACGCATAGAGTCAAATCATTTACCCCCACACAATCTCGCTTCTCAACCCTCAAATTACACCCCATTTTTGGCACTTCCGTAGCCCTGTCCGTAATCAACCACCGAAAATAAGCTAAACCAAAAGAGACCCCATTTCGGAGTCTCTTCGGTCTGTACAGAAATTCAATTAAAAAGGGTTTTGTGGGGAAGCATGGAATCGAACCAACTACCTCCTCTACCTAGATAGAGTCGCTCTAACCAATGAGCTACATCCCCATATCCAAAATACTAGCACGAATTTTCTATCCACGCAACCACACCGCCGAAAATGGGGTAACAAAAAAGAGCAGCCCACGCCACCCTTCGGAGAAAGAAAGTTCAATGCCTAATTGAATCTAACATACATATGTAGACCCCAATTATAACACAAACTCGATTACCAGCCGAAGACAGACAGCATGTCTTTTCAATTAGCTTGAATGAGAACTGCCATCCACATCCATTACCTGCCAACCTGTAACCCATACATGACGGCAAGATAAACAACCAACTTTCCCCAATTGTCTAGGAGGTTCAAAAGTAGCGCGAACTTCAATATCCCTTAGATCACAATCTTTGCCCTTACACTTAGGACACTGAATATCATCCATGAAGCTAGTATCAATAATAATTGCAACCATCACATCACTCCTCAACTATATCCCAACATATCCCAATTATAACTTTCTAATTTCAGATTTCTCCACCATCAATATCACCCAGTCCGAAAAACTTAGACCTTCACGGTCTAATATTTTATCTAATGACTCTCTCTGCTCAGGAGTCAAACGCCCCCGGGGGATGTGAGAAGTGCGCCCCCCCTTATGCGCTTTAATTTTACGTTTTCCCTTTGCCATGTTATACTCTCCTCTCAGGGTTTCCTTACCCTGTTTATCTTGGTGGAGGGGAGGGGATCGACCTCCCCCCTGCTTAAAGTTAAGCCAAATCTTTACGAATTTTGCTCGAATGAGCTTTTGCTTCAGCAACTTCTTCCAAATCCAGTTTCAATGAAAAACTACGAACTTTCGGCTTTTCGATGCGAATAGGTTTTGATCGACGCTGTGGAATAGCCACTGCACCATATGTCCCTTTTTCTGCATAAACATCACGGCGGTAGATACCACCATGCCGACCAGAGTAAACAATTGTCTCAACATGTTTTTCAAATTTTGGATCATCATCATAATCTGGTGTTACAAGTGCGTAGGGGTTATTGATATTTAATTTACTCATGTCTATCTCCTTATTTGTTTATCTTGATTAAATTATACAACTTTGTAGCCACAAAGTCAAGACGTTTTTAAAAATTGGTCAAAACTCGCAAGACTACTCCAAATCCATAAACTCCGTAATCAATGAATCCTTACTACTCGGCTTATTCCCAATATATCGGAACGTCGTCGTCGCATCGGCATGACGCATCACACTCTGAATATCCGTAATCGCCATCTTCGCCTTATTGAATGCCAAAGACGCATAAGTCCGTCGCAAATCATGAGGCGTACATGTCACCTTCAACACCATCGCCGTTATTTTCTTGATAATCTCGCGAATACCGCCCTTACTCAAACCCTTCTGGGCATCATATAACGCATTCCCGAGTTCAGGATGCCCCCCACCTTTTCTCATTGCCTGAAAAATGGGGTTAGAATCACCAATCCGCCGAGGATCATCCGCATCGAGCGGAGCATTGTACAGCTCAACATAGTCCAAAATCGCCTTATACAATGCCTTAGAAATCGGAACACCATCAAAATTAGACCGCTTACCACGCACAATAATCTCCCAAATCCCATTATCATTCTGTTTCAGTGATGACAAACTAATCCGTTGCAACTCAGCCACCCGTAACCCACACTCAAACGGGATTTTGAAAATTAAGTAATCGCGCGCACCCACAATCGTACTCCGATCGAAGAATCTCAACAGCTTTCTCACCTGACGCTTCTTCAAACGGTTAAATTTCGGATTCCATAGTGCGCTCACATTGCTCTTCTGCTGACGTGGATTCTTGACCTCATCCAAAGCCGTCCGCATCTGTTCCTTGCACTCAATAAAAAAATCACGCATGTCACGCTTCATATTCTTGGTGTCAATATCATCAAACGGGTTAATCTGTATCCGATGTGGAGTCGCCTGCTTCACCAGCTTCTTCAAAAAGATTCGCACAGGCGCAAGATAATTACTCGCAACCGTACTCGCCGACACCCCATATTGAGGCTCTCGTGTATCCTCAGCTCCATCTTTCGGTGGCTGACCCCGATACCATTCCTTCTCATGCAGAAGATGAGCCACAAAATCAGTCAACAACTGCTCATTCGGTAACCGCATCTCCAAACCGCCCGCCCATTCAATAAAATACAAAACCCCTCGCGTGTACGAATCTCTTGTGTACTGCTCAGGCGTTTTGTCAGACCCCAAATTCCCGATATGCGAATCAAGACCATACAAGGCTTCCTGCACATCAAAAAATTGAAGCCATGTCGAATCGTTGAAAAAATCTTGCGCTAAATCAGTTTGTAGTGGTATCATTGCTGTACTGTTCATGATTGTTCCTTTTCATGAGCTATGGACAAATTAAGTTGTGAGAGGCTAACCCCTCTTCCAAAATTGCCGAGGTCGCAACTCGGTTTTTTTGGTCAATTCTTTATGTATCTATCTACATAATACACGATTTTAAGTTTAAAATCAAGTTATTTCACATTGCATTTTGGTTATTTTTTAAAGGATACACACATAAAAAACACGGGGTTAAGTTACAATTTAATGTATCATCATTCATGAATTTCTTGACAGGTTGGAAATTATGGTATAGAGTTTTACTCAATGGTTAATAAAAGAGGGAACAGCATGAAAGCAAAATACTCTCTCAAAAATCGTATAGCTGAACTCCTCGCAATCAAAGCACGAGATGAGGGACGCTCAAGTATCCCACAGCAAGAGATTGAGAAGGAAACAGGAATAACCCAACATTCAATCTCTCGACACATTAGAAATCAGGTTACACGATATGATGAGAAAACGATTATTCTTTGGTGTCAATACTTGGATATTACACCATCAGAGTTTTTCGCATGGATGCCAATTAAAGAAGATGATGAAGGGGCTGACGAGCCAAAAGAAGAAAGTGCCCTATTACCCCTCTCCGCCTAAAGGTTGGGGTAAGTAGGGCAGAAAGTCGGAGCAGAAGCTCCAGTGCATATTAACAACCGAAACAAACACAAAATGGAGAACCTACATTTGGTACAAGGTTGGTTCTCTTAGGTTCATTTCGTGTCGGGGTACCCGGACTCGAACCGGGGACCTCTTATCCCCGATACAAAAAACGGGTCTAATTAGTTCCTCCATTTGGAGAGGCTATTGTACCAGTTTTTTAGGGAAAGGCGTAATATTTGAGGACGGTTTGGTCTCTTTATTGTCCAAAGATAGCTCCCTCGAAACAGCCTCGGCACGATCCCAGTCAGCTGGGTAGTAATTCAGTGTTGTGTCAGTGGATTCATGTCCTAACAGCGTCGCCGCTACCGATAATGACACACGGTTATCTGATAATTGATAGCCTTTACGGTGGCGCAAGCTATGCGGACCATATGAACCGATACCAGCATTGATGCAGGCACGACGAAAGACCTTCGTCAACGATGCAACGGTTTGGAGCTTCGGCGTTTTGGAGAATACATACTCGCAAGAATCCGCAGGGCGCAACGATAGCCAAATACGGATAGCTTCAGCAGCACCTTCACCAAATGCAACCATCCGTTGCTTACTCCCCTTCTCGACAACACTGGCAACGCAGTTCTCAAGATCAACATCTTCGACTTTGAGTGTGTGCGCTCCACCAATACGGCAACCTGTATCGGCTAGGAAGCGGATGAGGGCGTTATGCCGAGGGTGGAATTGTGACCATGCCAGTAAGGTTTCAAGATGACCTTCATCCATCGCCTTCTTGCGATCAATATTCCTCGGAGTTTTGGGTCGTTTGATGGCATTCGCAGGGGATGAGGGGATGATACCAAATTCAACTAAGAAATTAAAAAATGCCTTGATGCTAATAATGTGCTTGCGAATGGTGTGGACAGAATAATTTTTGTTCTGCAATGTACTTGCATACTTGACCACATCATGAATGTCAACATCCACAACAGGTCGCTCGGTACTAATGTATTTCATCATTGGGGTTAGGCAGCCCCGATATGCCTTTCTGGTACCGGCATTTTCATAC